AAACTTCCTGTAGTTCTCACACCCATTAAGATAGGGTCTATAGTGTGGCTAAAACAAATTTGCTCTGTGTTTAATTGTGAAGCTTCAGCAAATAGTTTATCATTACCATTAGTTGGTAAGCTTTCTATTTTTGGTAGTTGTTCTGCTGAATTAGCAAAGAACGCTACAGCTTTACCCGCATTAGCCGCACCTTTAAGCTTGTCTATTGTTCTTCTTAATACTTCTTTTTCTTCTTCGCTTTGTGGTCTCTTAGGGAACATCATAGCAAAAGACGGAAATACACTATTTTGTATGTTTGATTTTGCAAAGTACGAAAGCTCACCGCTCAAAAATGCAAAGTTTAAAGCACTTGAATATTGAGGTAACGAATAGTAATCTTGTCCAATACTTTCAATTTCATAGCAGTATAATTGCTCGCAGTCCTGGTTAGTAATGTGATATCTTTTGATTTGTCTTACATCTATTCTAGAAGCCCAATCATCACAAATAAAATAAGTCTTTTTATCTCTACCTACTCTAATCTTTTCAGGGCTTAAATTTTCTATTTTAATTAATTCACGCTTTTCGTTAAAGCATAGTTTAAAATATACCCTGTTATGGATTACTAACTGCCTTGTAGTAGCCTTAACCATTTTATCTAGCTTTGTTTTACGCTCAAAAGTGTAAAGGTCTAGCTTCTGCTGTGGTGTTAAGTTCTCAGTTACAAGCTCGAACCCACCACCAATTACTGCATTAGTTTTGTAGTCACAAATAGCACCATGTAAAGGACTAGAGTAATACATTTGATTAAGAAGCTCGGGGTATAGGTTGCCCTCACCAAAGGGTATGTAGTTAGCTGTAGTAAATCTACCGTTTACATAAGGTAAAGATAGGTTAGCACCGCCTACTTTTTGGAAGGGTGTACTAAAAGATTGATAACCTTCTATTACTTCTGATTTGTTTGCTTTAAAAATATCGTACCATGCCATAATTATGCGTATATCGTGTTTATTACTGGACCACTCACTACCATTCTACCTTCTTCTATTACTATGCCTGTAGTATCTTCTATTGACTCAGGTACTACTAGACTTTCATAGACTTCATAAATATACTGTCCTTTAGTTAAGGTGAGTTCTGTAGGCTCATCTATTAAAAATAAATTGTACCGTTCAGTATATGCACTAGTGTCTAGTGTAGTAAATAAAATAGGTGTGCTTGTGGTGTCCATTTCATTAGTGAAAACGAAAAGATAATAAGGGTTAACTAAAGTAGATACTTCGCTAAGTGTTAAAATTACCTTGTTTATTTCGCCTTGTTCTAAATAAATCATAACTATATTGTTATAAAAGTTCAATTTGTTTACAAATAAAAAACCCCGCCTAAATTGGCAGGGTAATTTAATAGAGTAATTCAGCAATTAGATAACCGCAAGTGCTGCAGCAGGTTCAATTGCATAAGCTAAATACTCGTTTTCAGCTAACAAAGTAACTGAATACTTTGAACCGTCAGCTCTAGCAGTACCAGAACCTTCACCAACACCTGTAACTTGTAGGTATGGGAAGTACCAATAAGTACCGTTTGCATCTAAAACAATAGCAGTCAAATATTGTTGACCTGAACCTAAGATTTTAATTGCGTTTGATTTATCTTTGTCTCTTCGGTGAAACATCAAAGTAATTGTTTGAGTTACATAAGAAGAACCGTTAATCAAATCAATTGCAGCTTCTTCTGTGAAACTACCTGTATTTCTTTTGATTTGGAATTCTGTAAAGTTAGGAGCCGCAGCCTCTAAAGTAATTGCTGAAATCTCCCATGTTGAAGCGGAAGGGTCAGTAGGAGTGATACTTGCGATATTGTCTTGTTGATTAATCCAAATACCGTATATACCCCCGCTGTTGTTGTCGCACGATTTTACTATCGTTTCTAAAGCATCTGAACAAGCCATAATTATAGGGTTTTAATAAAGGGGGTTGCCCCCCTTAAGGTTAGTTAATTAGATATACAAAACAATCTCAGCACCGTTAACATGTGTAAATCCTACTTTCATGTTAGCACGAGTTCTCAAATAAGGCTCAGCTACAGTATCAGATAAGTTAACAGCTTTCAATGCTTTAGAATCTCCTTCAGCATCAAATGCGTAGATAAGGTTATCTCTAAGTGTCAATACCATTGTATTATCATCCATACCTGGACAAACAACAACTTTGATACCTAAGTAAGTCAATCCTAAAGGTAGAGTTACATAAGTTTGTGTGTTACCTTGTGCAGCTGCAAGCTCATAAGCATTAGCAACATTAGAAGAAACATAAAAACGAAGGTCTGCTTTTCTACGGATAATTGCAGCAGGAGCTACATTAACTACACCCGCCATTTTAGCAAGTACATTACCTAAGTTTACCGCACCTGTACCACCGTCAATAACAGTAACATCACCTTGAAGGTTTACGATATAACCATTACACAAAGATAAAGTAGCATCTTCACTTTCTGTATCACCTTGCCATCTAATTAATTCCAAGTCACCTTGAATTTTGTTAGCCATTTCATTCCAGTAGTAATCCATAAAAGAAGCTACAGTGAAATCACCGTTTGAACCTTTAGCCATTTGCAAAGAAACAAAAGACTGCTCAAGGTCGAATTGACAAATTTGAGCCATTGCAGACAACGCACAAACATCAATTTCGATAGCTCCTAAATCATCTGTAGGTGCAGTAAATGCACAAGTAGAAGTTTGTAAGATTTGTCCGAATACTACATTGGATAATTTTGTTTTACTTTTTACACCTGGTAAAGTACGGTAGTTATCAACTACATCTTCTGTTAAATAAGCCGTTGAATAAAACGCCTCAGGATTAGCCGCTAATAACGCTTCTGGCTGTACATCCAAATCAAATTTTAATTTTCTCATTTTGTTTTTATTTAGTTGTTTAATTTATTATACGCTTTAAATTTTTCGTGAACAGACAAAGCTACATTTTCGCTCATTAGTTCTTCTGTTGTTTCTGTAACCATTGCCTCTTCAAATTGGTTTTTCAAGTCTGCAATAATTGCAAGCAATTGATTAACCTGCTCTTCGATAACAGGGGTTACGATAGCCAAAATTGCTTCTGCATCTGCTGTAGGGTCCACCGCCATTTCTTCTTCTGCTGGTGTCTCAGTTTCAACTTCTTCTTCTTCGACTACTGTTTCAGCCATCTCTACTTCTTCAGTAGCGGCTACATCTTCTAAAGGCACATCTTTAATCTCAATAACTTCTCCGCCTTTTACGACATAGACTTTACCTTCGATTAAATGTTCACCATCGGGTAATTTGTTCATACTATTTAGTTTTAATTGTTCCTTTAATTTGAGACCTAAGAACCCTTCAATTGAAAAGCCTACCTGGTCGTTTTCTACAAGCTTGTTGTAGTAGTCTACATCAGTAACTTGGGCCGTTACCATTAGCGTGCCTGTTGGTACTTCAATACCATAAGTGCTGTAAGCTTTGTCTTGCTTAGGATTATCTACAATCCAAGACTCTAATATATAAGCGGGTACCGTTTTACTTTGGTCGTGCTCTAAATTAAATAAGTCTTTGTTACGCATGTCCTGCATAAACTTACCATGTATAGCTTCAATCTCTTCAACTGTAAATTCAACTTCATACTCAAAGCCATCATCATCACATCTGTAGATTTGCATAGGTATCATAGCGGGTGCTACAATTCTATACTTTAAATCATCTGCAAATTTTACTACCTTTGATTGGTTGCTAAAACTGAGACCCTTAACCTTAATGGCGGGCGTATTTGTGAAAGCTATTTGTTCAATTCCTAAGTCTTCGCCATCTTCAGCATATTGCGGGTCAATGGTAATTTTATAAATTGGTAAATCTTTTGCCATGTCTATATTAATTTATTTATATATTTGTTAAAAAAAGAAACTATGATAACTATTTTAGAGAGAGAGTTACCGAACCGAGTAACTGAATTAAGCATTGCACAATTTGAGGCAATCACTACAATCAATTCAAATGAAGAGCTTGACCCTATCGAAAAGCATTTAAAAGTATTTGAATATTTAGGTATACCTGAGAAGGATTTTCAAGATACTGACATTGATACCTTTATTGAGATGGTAAAAGAATTTAATGTAAGTGCAAAAGAAGATTTAACACAAGTTACTGAGTTCGAGCTTGAAGGTTACAAGTATGTAGGTGAGTTTAAGCTATCTGTAAGAGATACAAAGCTAATTGAAAAGTGTGTAATCCTTAAGGCACCTAATTATATTGCAGAAATTACAGCTATAATGTTTAAGCGTGAAGATTTGAGTAACACTGAACACTACGCTGAGGCCCATTTAAAGCATAAAGCAAAGTTGTTTAAGGAGCTTAAAGCTAATGTTGCAATTCCTTACCTACATTTTATAGCACAAAAGATAAACCAACAAGCCAAAAATGAAGCTACCCCAATCGTGGAGTGATATTACTGTAGAGCAGTTTATTGAATTAAGTACTTTAGACACTACAGGAGGCTCGTATTCCTACAATAGTGAGGCTTTAAGTATACTTTGTGATATACCTCTAGAAGATATTGAAGATATAGACATTGAAGATATGTCCGACTTAATGTATGAGCTAGATTTTACTAAGTCACAGACTAAGAATTCATTTAAAAATGAGCTTTTAGATTTGACTATTAAACCAATCGGTAAGCTTACACTATACGAGTACATAGACCTTGAACATTATTTCGCTAGTGACTATGTTAAGAACCTTGCAATTATTGCGGGCATAAGATATAAGCGTACTGAGGTAGATAAGTTCTCTAATCTAATATATGAGCCTTACAGCTATAGCCCTAAAGATAGACAAGACTTATTTTTGGAGTTACCTGTTACTGAAGTGTACGGTCTTATTAATGAGTTCCTACAATTTAGAGATAACTTTTTAAAGACTTATGAGAATTTATTTAACCCTGAAGGTGAAGAAGATTTAACACCCGAGGAAAAACTAGAGATGGACCCCGAAGAAGTAAAAGAAATTGAGCAAACTAAGAAGTCTACAAAATGGAGTTGGGAGTTAATGATTTATAACTTGTGCGGTGGTGACTTAACAAAATACGAATCACTAGGGGAGTTACCCCTGGTGTTAGTGTTTAATATGTTAGGTATGAAAAAAGAGCTTAGCCTCTAAAAGTTAAAGTGCCTGTGAAGCTTCCACCTATAGGCTCAAATGAATAAGTAATTTTCTTTTGACTTTCAAGAATAGTAGCTACTTGCAAAATAGGGTAACGCTTAGTTAACCAATCAGTATACTGAGCGTAAATCTCATTAGTGATACCTTGATTATCTAGCTCTGTAGTTAATTGAGCACAAAGTAAAAACGGTTCGATTACGCCACCGTTCCAAAGATTAGCACCATTGTTTAAGAAACCAAAGTAATACATTGCTATAATCTGAATTTCTAAGTTACCTAAAGCGGGCACCTTTGCGTTAATCCTTACACTTTCATATAGCGTACCGTAATCAATTAAACCTTCTTTAAGGATTATCTTCTTAAGTACATTAGCCATTTTTCTACGGGTAGGGTAAAGTACATTAAATTCACCGTTGCTTGCGTATGCCATTTTTTAATCTTTTAAATTAAACATTATAAGATGCTAATAAAGCACCCATGTCAGTAATTGATATTATTGCAGTTCCTACTGTATTGTCTACAGGCACAGCTACAGCTACTGAGCTTGCGGGTGGTACTGCTAAAGTTCCTGTAAATTCATTAACGCTTCCGTATATTATAGCACTTCTAACATTCGTTACTACTGGATAGTTACCCCCTGCTATTGGAGTTCTTAATGTTATAGAAGCAT